TAAGCAGTTTATATCGCAGTCTTACGCCTGCCGGAAAGGTAAAGGTATGCACGCTGCGTCTGATACGCTAAAAGAGTGGCTGTATGAGTGGAACAAATACCACCCAGAACAGCCGCTTTATGCTATCAAGGCAGATATACACCACTATTTCCAAAGCATAGACCATGCGGTATTAAAAACTGAAATACGTAAGGTTATAAAAGACGCTGGGGTACTGGCATTGCTGGACAGGATAATAGACCACAACGGCAATATGCCGGACGGCGTAGGGATACCAGTAGGAAACCTTACCAGTCAGTTATTTGCAAATATCTATCTGGACGCATTAGACCAGTTTATTAAGCATGAGCTGGGCGTAGAGGCATACATACGCTATATGGACGACTTTGTAATATTAAGCCCAGACAAGGAACAGCTGCGCAACTGGCTTGCACGGATAGAGCATTTCTTACGGGAAGAGCTTAAGTTAGAGTTTAACCCGAAAACTACCATACTGGCAGCAAAGAACGGTATAGACTTTGTAGGCTACAAACACAGGGCAACGCACAGGAAAGTACGAAAGGACAGCATAAAGCGCATAAAGCGTACTATCAAGAAGTGCGAGAGCGGGAAAATCACAAAAGAGCAGTTACAAAAGAGTATACAGAGCTGGACGGGACACGCAGGACACGCCGACAGTTATAACCTACGAAAGAAAATAGAAACGCTGGCAGAGGCAGCCATAGAAAAGGCTGCTTAAGCGGCAGAATGCAGGAGCGAGTACATGAGTAGCAATTTACTAAGGGTAGTACAAGAACAACAGGAAACCATAGAAAAGCAAAGCAGGCTTATTGCTGATTTAATAGCCACTCTGGAAAGCTGGGAGCAGACAGCAGGCTACGACGGCGCAGAGCTGAAAGAGCGGGCAGAAAATTTGCAATTAAGAGAAAGGCAGGATTTATGAACATGACTATTACAGAATTTATTGAGGCGGCGGCACATAACAAAATTATCCAGCTGGTAGTATTGGCGATTGTGTGCGACACGGTTTTTGGCGTGCTGCGTGCAATCAAAGAGAAGAAATTTAACAGCTGCGCAGGCATTGACGGAGCTATCAGAAAAGTAGGTATGCTTATTTCCCTGGTATTCATGCTGGCAATCGACGTACTGATTAAGATTAACTTAATCGGATTTATACCGGAGCAGGCACGTACATATTTAGGGCTTGATACCGTGGGCGTGGCTGAATTTTTCGCATTGCTTTACATTGCCTATGAGGTAGTGAGTATTTTTAAGAATATGGCATTATGCGGGCTGCCCGTAAAAAAGGTATGGGAAAAGGTGCGGGAGTTTCTGGCAAAGTATACGGACGAGTTGCCGGACACAGACGAACTGGACGGGGACAGCACCACAGGCGGCGTAGAGGAACACAGGACACAGGAAAGATAAGAACAATAAGGACATAGCAACAAAGAGCGCTTGCGGGACACCGCAGGCGCTTATTTTGTATGCGGAAAGGCAGGAAATATGAAAGAAACAAAGAGCGAACAGACAAAGAACATGACACCCGAAGAGCTTAAGAAATTACAGGAAAAAGTAGCGGGAATGACACCCGAAGAGCTTAAGCAGTTCAGAAATTCACAGGACGCAGACGTATGGGACGAGTTTAAGCGTAAAATCAGCGGACAGGCAGAAACGTCGCAGGGAAGTAATGAAAAAACAATCTGGGATTTTCTTACAGGCAAGGGCTTAAATGCTTATGCCGTGGCTGGTATTATGGGTAATCTGTACGCTGAAAGCGGGCTTATGCCGAACAATTTACAGAATACCAATAACAATAAGCTGGGAAAAACGGACGCAGAATATACAGCAGCGGTGGATAATGGCAGCTATGGCAATTTTGTAAAGGACAGTGCAGGCTATGGGCTGGCACAGTGGACATATTGGAGCAGAAAGCAGGCGCTGCTTAATCATGCAAAACAGGCGGGCGTATCCATTGCAGACCTTAATATGCAGCTGGGCTTTTTATGGGAAGAATTGCAGGGATACACAGCAGTAATGGACGCACTGAAAAAGGCGGGCAGCGTGCGTGCTGCATCTGATGCCGTTCTTGCTGGATATGAAAAGCCAGCAGACCAGAGCGAAACAGTAAAGAAAAAGCGTGCAGAGTACGGCGAGGGATACTATAAAAAGTATGCAGCAGGAAACGGTACAAAGTATTACAGAGTGCGCAAGAGTTGGACGGACGCAGCAAGCCAGCTGGGGGCGTTTACGTCGCTGGAAAATGCAAAGAGCGCTTGCAAGGCGGGTTATACTGTATATGATGATAACGGCAAGGCGGTATATACCGCAGCGGGGCAGCAGGCAAGCGCAGGCGTTCCGTTTAGCGTACAGGTAGATATTTTAGACCTTAATATCAGAACGGGAGCAGGCACGAACTATGCAAAGACGGGAGAAACCACAGGAAAGGGAGTATTTACCATTGTGGAAGTGAAAGCCGGACAGGGTGCAAGCGTTGGCTGGGGACGCTTGAAGAGTGGCGCAGGCTGGATTAGCTTAGATTATGCCACAAGATTAGCTTAAGTTTTCGAGGGTGGGCGGTTCGCTGTCTGCCCTCTATTTTTTTGCAATTTTATAGGATTTTCTGCATAAAAGCGTTGACAATATACCAAAGTTGGTATATAATAAAATCATGGAAAGGAGATAAGAACAAATAAGAGGCAAAGCCACTGGAAAGGAGAAACGGCACAATGGGTAAGAAAAAGAAACAAAAGAAAAAGCCTATCGAATGGCGAGACCTGACAATCAACGCATTGATAGACTTAATCATAGGCATAATACTTATCATAATCGGTAAGTACATAGGTTAGGGCGAAAGCCCTAACCGACAGGCGGGCGATAAGCCCGCCGCCTATAAAAAATATAACACAAACCCACAGCCGAGTAAAGAGTATGCTTTTGAAATTAGGAGTATTTTTAGTAGTAGTAGGACTGGTAAAGCTGCTTATTGCTTTCGTTTTGAGAGCAAAGGAAAAGAGAGGTAAGGCATGAACTTAGGCGAGAACATAAGGAAAGCACGAAAAGCGGCGGGCGTTTCACAGTCAGAACTTGCGGAACGCCTGCAAGTCCACCAGAAAGATATAAGCAGGTGGGAGAATGGGGCGCACGCACCGACAATAGAAATGTTTGCGAAAATATGCAGAGAGCTTAACGCCTCTGCTGATGAAATTTTAGAATTGAAGTAGATACGAAAGCGAGGGCTTACTATGACAAAGAAAAAGGTAATTTTAGTGGCAGCGGCTGCATTATTTGCAGTAAGCGGTTTAACGGCGCTGCCGTCTGGAAATATAACAGGTGGGGCGGGCTGCATTGTGGTTGCGGCAGTATGCGCCTATTTTGGACTGAAAAAGAAAAGCGCAGGAAAAGAGAACGGAAACAGAACGCCAGCGCCTGCCGCTGCATCTGGTGGCAAAATTTTAGATACAATCAGAACGAAAGTAGTAGGCGTGACGTTCAATAATGAGGACGGAGAAAACAGACAGGACATTTTAAGCAGAATGTCCGGCAGTGAAAATATTACAGTAGAAAAGTATACATACAACGGAGAGCCT